TCAATCGGAAGTATGGCTCATTTTTCTCTGCAATTCATCGCAGATGGCTGACACCCTCTTTTCGCCAAATCCCTTGAGAGTGAGCAGACACTCTCTTACTTGGTCTATTGTGAGTGAGTCTGCTTCTGCCGCCTCCTTACCATCTTTATACCCGGACTTATAAACCGACTCCGCCCACATCGTCATCTGACAATGGTCCATTTTGCGGATTTTGTCATACTGCTTCCTGTTGAGGATAAATCCTTTAATCTTCCCCATTACTTTCGCTCCTTTCTAATTCATCCAATCTTCTCGATAGAACTAATGCGGTTGCCTCGATGACAATTCTCATAATCTCCATATCCAAAGTCTCCCAAGGAATGTGAGTGCCTTTTCTCTGCCCGGCTGTTTTCTGAGTAGTCATCTGTATAAGCCGATATACCGCAGCTTTTAACTCCGGTATATTCTCTTTTTGCCCTTTGTCCATCAGAAAACTCCACATTAAGTCCTTAATGCCGTTGGCAGGGTTCTTTGTTTCATCTCCCATCTAATCAGCCTCCTGTTCCGTAAACTTCCTCCCTTGCAGTCTCGTATAGCATCGGATAATCGTGCGGGTTGAAATTGAAACCATATAATTCATAAAAGGCATCGTTGCTCATCTTGAACCACAGCACCGCCCACTGGAGGAGCGTCTTACCTCTCAGGGTCTGTATCGAATATCTTACTTTCGCATTAGATTTCATTATCTCGTGAAGAGTAACTGCCATTCCTATCCTCTCCTTTCTCTTGCCGCAGAACGGAACATCATAAGCAGCATCTCGCTTACAGGTCTTTTCCTGTCGGTTCTTTTGGCTTTCTTTACTGATACAAGGCTCCTCCACATATCATCTGTTGGAACCAACACCCCGACATTGTACGGAATTTCCAAACTCACCGCTGCATATACTTCCGCAGGCATTACATAATAGTTGAAGTCTCCGATGAAATTGTGACCATTCTTGCTGTGGAAGTCATCGACTGACGACTTAACCTCGTAACAATAAAAATCTCCTTTTTCGATGCCGGATACCGTATTGTTCACTGGTTTGAATTTCATGTAATCAACTCTGATTGCATGAACAGTCGAATAGTCAAAAGTCACTTCTTTCGCCCAATATATCCTCGGGTCATTGTGTGGATTTATATACTTTTCGACCATTTCCGATAGGGTGGATGTTGTTTCGGGTCTGTTCATATCTACCCCTCCAATCTTTTTAGCTGCCTATCTACCTTGAAATCAATTCTCCTCTCAACCTCATCTTCTGCTTGGAAGAGTAACTCCATCTGTCTGCACATAATTCTCACATCTGCCAGTTCGTCAATGATGTCTGTTCTTGCCTTAAACAGGTCTGTATCTCCATTCGTAGGATTTACATTTTCTCCTCTAACGAGGGCAAATTTTCTTCTGTACTTGAGTAATGCTTTTGTCAACTCTGACATTTCTTCGATGCACATATCAATCTGAGGTTGAGTACCATACTCGCAGATACATCTTCTATACACAATGTCGTGCTGTTCCCGTCTTGTCATTTCTTCCTGCTCCATGTTTTCCTCCTTGTCTGATGATTGCCGCACCAATGGTCTTTCCGGAACGCTCCCGGGCAATACCATCGGTGTATGCAGTCACTGCACACTTGCGGCTCATCCTTTGATTTTCTATACAAACGGCAATTCCTCATCAATTCCATCCGGAACATTCATAAAACCATCGCCCGATGAGGAATTGTTGGATGCGGGCTGCTGATAATTGCCTCCTGCGTTGTTCTGTGAGGATGCCTTGCTTTCTGTGAACTCCTGCTCCTCAACAATTACTGTCGTGGTGTAGACCTTTACGCCATCCTTGTTCGTGTAGGAACCGGTTTCGAGTCTACCTGTAATTGCAATCTTAGTTCCTTTGTGGAGATATTTCTCGGCAAACTCCGCTCCTTTTCCAAATACCGCACAGGAGATAAAATCTGCCTCCTGTCCGCCCTCCTGCTTAAATCTTCTGTCTACTGCCAGTGTGTACTTCGCAATGCAGGTGTTGTTCCCATTCTGTGAGTAATTGATTTCCGGGTCTCTCGTGAGTCTACCCATTAAAATAACCTTATTCATTTTCTGTATCCTCCATTTCTTTCTCGAACTCATCCAAACCAACTGTTGGTGGTTTCCACCAAATTAGCACCAAAACCGTTATCCATATCAAAGCGTATGAAAACCTGCTTATCTCTCCTTTAATTAAAATCATCATCCCGCACGCAAACCAAGGAAAGCAGTTCCAGTGTCGTTTCCATTGTTCTTTCAATCTTTTCAACATAATCGCTCCTTAGAGTATGGCGGCTTAACAGCCGCCTTACAAATATCAAACCTCAGAGTCCAACTTTCCATAGAAAGCGGAGCGGAAGCCGAGGTGGCCGTTCGAGTTAGACCGAGCAGTGCCGAGGTACAAGTAGAACACACCCGCAGTGGCACCATTGTTCCAGCCGCCTCCGGCAAAAGGCAAACGCTCTCCCTCCGTATCTGCATACAGGTATGCCTTCGGTTCGCCAGGATACAGGGCAAGTTCTTTCATCTGCTCAGTGATACCAAATTCAAACTCAGCATCTCCCCACTCGCATCCATCGTAGTCCATGCCCGACTCCTCAGTCGTAAACTTGAGTCCGCCATCCTCAGCGTTAATGCGGATAGGCTTGCCATCTTTCATCAGTGCCACCCACTTGTCGCTGTCTTTGCTCATGTCGATGTCTGCCGCAGCATTGTTTTCCGGTATCACTTCTATGACACCATCCATAAGTCTCATTCCTGCAAACCATTCCCAAATGTTTCCGCATAAATCAGAAACACCAAACGGTGTGTGGTCGTGGTTCCATGTTGCAGGTCCGGAGCCTGTCAGTGTCTTATATCCTCTGTCATAGGTTTTTCCCTTTTCAGAGTTATCTCCATGCCATTCTCCGTTGTTCGTATTTCCGTGCGGGAACACTTCATTCTTGTGGCAGATATTGGCAATCAGCCCTCTCTCTGCCGCAGTCCACAGATGCCATCCCTCGCCCTTTGCTCTGCAAAGATTGACTGCTTCATCATAAGTGACATTCACTTCCGGCTTTGTCATCGGGAGTGAATACGCTCTGCCGTTGATTACTGTATTCGGATACTTGCTGATGTAGATTTCATCATATATTTTTCCTTCCACTATAAACGCAGGATGAGGTCTGCATGAGCCTCCGAACAGGTCGTTATCGGTTACTCTTGAGAAGCGGACCATAACTGACGGAATGCCCGCCTTGTCATAGATAACAACATTATCCGCTCTGAACGGTTCAAATTCCGGAACTCTGATAAACGCTCCGCAGCCAGTTTCTTCGATTGAGATTGCCTCCGCAAGACATCTGCCCTGCTTGTCCTTTTTCTTACAGTTTCTTGTGCATCTTACTTCCATTGTGATACCTCCTATAATTCGTAGTTTTTTCTGTTTTTGCCCTTACCTCTATACTTGGTAAACGGCTCTATCCATACACTCTTGCCGGACTTGTAGTGTCTCATATAGCCTCTGACGCTTACTTCGTGTTCCGGTTTGGTATAGGTTCTCTTTTGGTCGGGAAGTCTCAGAACTTTGCTGTCTACTTCCTCGATTACATATTGCTTCCGGATGAGTGGAAGCGGTTTCGTTACATTTTTCGCAACTCCTTAGCCTGTCGCTTGGTTCTTCTACCCTTATCCTCAATCTTCACTGTCTCCCGGTAATAGGTCATAAAACACATCAGAGCGTGGTACTTCAACGCTTCCTTGAGATGCGTATTATCCATTGCCATTACCTGCATCAAGAGCATCTTTCTTTCCGGCGGCAGATGCGATGCAAAACGGAAGTTGGATGTCTGCGTAGTCACAGGGTCATAATCGTATGTAACAACCGCAGGCAGGTTCGGCTTTTCTGCCGGATAGACTGCCAGTTCCACCAAGTCTCCTTTGCTCTCGAATGTGAACTCAATCAACTCTTCCTGCAATTCGACAACACCTGCATCTAATGGTGCATGGAACTCCTGCCTTTTCAGCCATTCTCTATTTTTGGAGAACCAGTCAAGAACGATTTCCATTCTTGCATTTGACTTTACGATTATCCTGTCTGCTGACCGCTTATCCATCCTCTCGCCTCCTAAAATTCAAATCCCATGTTCTCCTCGATGTCTGAAATCTCATCCTCGAGATACTTCCTGTAAATCTCCTCATTGCTCACGAAATACACCGATGTATCGAGGAAGTTGCAGAACCAACTCACATCCTCTTCCGGGTCGCAACATTCCAGTTCATCAATCTGCTCCTGCAAGTTCTCATATTCTTCTGAGTCCTCTTCACAGTCGTCTCTCTCACTCTCAAGTTCGGAAATCTTGTCATCCAACTCTATCTTGAGTTCTCTCTGCCCCTTTCTGAAAATTTCCTCTGTGATAGCGTTCAGAGTCGGCTTAATATCTCTGCTCTGCAAGTCCTCTGCAATCTCTCCGAGGTCATACCCAACATCATCGAGAATTGAGAGGTCGCAGGTGCCACATTCCAATAAACTGCACAGCAAACTTTCTGCTCCTGTCATTCCAATACCTCCTCAACAAATTCATCTCCCTTAAACCAACACTCCTTAGTGCCGTATTTCTTTTTCTCGCAACCATTCATTCTCATTCGATACTCCTGCTCCGCTTTCGGGTCGTGCCACTGCAAGCTTCTCTTTTTGTACAGTGGTATCCAATGCTCGTCATAGAATGAGTATCCGCAGCCATCTATTCCGAAGAAATAACCCCATTCATCATGCTCGTAAATCCGGAAGCCGCACTCAGACATCTGCTTTATGCCGTCCAACTCATCCATAAAGTAATCATCCGCTGAGTCTGAGAAACTCCACAGCCATCCCCACATCGGAAGAACACTGTCACGCTCGACCTCGAAGTCATCTTCCTTGAGTTCTACCGTCTCGCCGTCATCCAACTTGACAATGTAGGTGTCTCCTACAACATCCTCAATCTCGCCATATCCATCGTATTTCTCACTGGCATTTGGCATATTGAACACCCACACCCTGTCACATCTGCAAGGTTTTGTTACCTCGTGCCAATCATCCGGCTTTGCCTGCATGAGAGTTTCTATCATCTCCTGCGGATAGGCATTCATTTCTCTGACCCACTCGTGAGCCGCATCGCTTATCGTCATTCCTGTTCTTGCCATGTTCATTCCTCCTTATCCTGCAATATGTTCGAGCGTTTCCACATCGAAATATGCGTATGTTCTTCTCGGTCCTTCCGGGTGCTTTCTCTGCAATCTACTCAGAACATAGCACTCATGCTTTTCCCCGAGACAATCCTTAATGGTCTCTGCTTCGCTGAGGACTCTCATATCTGAGAGCCTCTCTCCGAAGAACTTCAATGTCTTGTCATCGAAAAAGTGACCGTCCGGATGCTTCTCCTTGTATCTGTCAACCAACTTCCAAACCGGAATAGTAACTTTCAAATCACTCAACCTCCTTTCCTGTGAGGATTGCGAATGCGTTCTTTGGTCCGTGAGTCACGCTATCTGAACGAAAAGGGATTGAGGACTCGTGCCGGGAACCTGTGGAACCCTGTGTCGCTGCACATCATACTGCATAACATATTCTACTGCGGAGATTACCGATACAATGTCTTGAAAGAGGGCGACAGGCAAAAGGTCAAAGACGAGTCTGAGTGGATAACCGTTGAGGACCATCACGAGCCAATTATCTCCCGGGAGCAAAAAGAGCGTGTCATAGCAATGTTGGATGCAAACAAGAGACTTGACCGTAAGCGTAACACTTACCAATCAGAAAAGTATGTCCATGTATTTGCAGGACTTCTATACTGTGGAAACTGTGGAAAACCGATGGGAGCAACGCCTGCGGCGGCAAAGAAAGACTGGCGGTATTCCAAATACACCTGCCCTACCCGCAGGAAACTTGCCTCTGCCTGCAATGGCAAATTCACATCAGACCCTATCGTTGGGGAGTTCGTATTCAACTATGTTCTAAATATGCTGAATGTTCAAAAGAATTTTGCAGACATCCATTCTCCCGAGGAGTTGCAGGCTGCATTGCTGATTGGAAATACATTCTCCTATATCGACCATATAGATGAGGACGGTCTGAACGAC